CAGGCATCTTTGCAGGATGAGATAGCGAAGCAGCAAGGTGCGGCGGATGCCGCTGCTGAGATGGCTGCTGATAAAGCACCAGCAGGGGAGGTAGTGATTGCCTCCCTACAACAAGCGCCGGATCCTTTGGCAGAAGAGAAGAAGTTGATCGAGCAGAGGAGGAAAGAGGGTCAGCGTCGCATTGACGCTGAGCACCTAGCAAGCAAAGTGGTATTGCCCCAGTGGGTTTATGCCACGCTTGCAGATAACTACCTCCCAGGAGCACTGTTCGATGCCAGCTTCAATGAAGACGATCTAGTCGCCCCTCTGACCATGCACAGGGGGTTGAGCGCAACATTTGTGAGGCTTGAACATCGCCACACAGATGAGCGTCTGCCAATGGAAAGAGTGGCAAAGACCCCACTCAATACCTATACGTCCGCCTTTTACGAGGTGGAGCTCACGTCCTACGGCCTCTGCCGTCTCCCTTTGAATTCCGACATCGCTTTGGTGCAATTCTCTATGGAGACTTTCCTCGACTTCAAAAAGAGGAGAATGGGCCAGGGTTCGTCGTACCTTGAGGTCTTTGAGCGAGTCTCGGCGTGTAATGCAAAACGCACAGACTACCGCTATTCCTATGCACAGGACATGACCGCCTCAGCTCAGACTACAGATCTGCTGATGGCAGCTCTGCTCTATGCGGAAAACGATCGTGTTGCTCCCAGTTTCCTTCAGCTGGTTCAACGCGGTTACGAAAAGACGCTGTGCAACAGCGTCTTCAAGAACGTGCTCAAACGTGAGCCCGGCACCCGCGGCATTTTTATGCGCGGGTATGCTGATGTCGACATCGACACTGTTCTCCTTGGAAGGGCACCTGACGAGGTGCTCTCAGGAGAGTCAGGGGCTTACGTTCGCACGACATACCTTGCTGATTACGATCCCATCAGAGAGCGTAAGCTTAGGCCTCAGGCCAAGCTCCTGCCCTGTTCGATCAAGCAGGTTTGTCCTTGTTTCCCTGCTGATAACCACCACAACCTTGTTCTCGCCATGACCAAACGTCTTGCGTGTAAGCTCCCATCCATCACGGAAATGGGCCTGATCACCATTGACAATATGTCACAGGCGCTCTGCCGTATCATTACGGAGGAGGGTGGTACCATGAGGGACGAGGATTTCTCATCAGATGGCCTTTTCTTAAAGGCCCCAACGTTGCACGAGCTGGCGGTCGATCACGCCAGACGTTGGCTTACAATGACCAGGATACACTCTCCTTTTTGAGGGGAGTGGACATGGTCCAGCAGGCAGTGGACGGCCACGATGTCTCCTCTGACTTACAGCAAATCTTCGTGAAAGAAGATCCTTTTGCTATCAACCTCAAGCGGGAATGCATGGATGTGAACTTGATCAAGGTACCACGTTTCATTATCCCGCCTACTTTTCCCGTCCGTGGTGTGCTCTTCGCCCTTCTTTACCGTATTGAGCACACCATCGAATCTCTCCCATTCTTCAAGGCCCATCTCGTTAAAGGCCTGTCGGTGGAGGATCGCAGATCGCTCATCGAGGATCTCTTCTCGTGCCAGTCATACCTGGGCGAGACAGATTTCACATCTATGGAGTCCTTGGTCCGCGGTCAGGTGATGGATTTGGTTGAAAACAAGATCTTCTTGACAGTTTGTCCTCCGAATCTGCGGCCGATGCTGCAGAGGGTCTTGCACGAATTGTCTACCGAGTGGCATGCCCTGTCTTGTGGGGCTCTGAAAGCCTACTTGGCCCCGATGAGGTACTCTGGTACTTACCAAACATCCATCGGTAACGCTCTGACCAACATGGTCTGGATTTTCTCCATTCTGCTTTCAAATGAGCAGCCTGGGGAGAGGGGGCAAACAGCTCCCTCTGCTGATACCTGCTACAACTTTTTGCGAGGTTGGCAGCTCCCTGCGCTCTTCGAAGGTGACGATGGTCTCTTTGCCTTGCCCGATGATTGGTCGGACAGGGCTCACAAGGACCACGTCGCTGAAGCAGCGCTTACTTTCGGGATTTTGCTCAAATTTGAGACCGCAAATACGTTTGGTGACCTCCACTTCTGTGGTAACCGCCTCACGCATGATCTGGGAACTGTCGCCGTGAAGGGGCAGTACCGGACGGTCTCAGCTATGATGAAATCCCCAATCGACGCTCTCGCGAAGATCTCTGTTTCCTTCCAGGACCGTACCTTTTATACGGAAAAGGAGGATGTGGGGCTTCTTGTGTCGAAATGTCTGAGCTTCCTGCTCGCAATGGGCCACATGCCTGTGGTTGGCCCGTACTGTCATGCAGTACTTAAACGCTTCAAAGATGAGACGGAGCGTATCCAGTGCGAGTTGCGGGAATGGGCCACTTTGTGGCTCGACCCCCACAGAGGAC